TGACAGTTTCTGCGCCACCTTGGCGACATCGACTGTCTTGTATGACGGAACCGGGAACGGGGATGCTGCGCTCCTCACGGGCGGTCTTTAAGCCGCCTGTGAATGTGCTGCGTTTCTGTCGGCTCATTCCACGTAAGCAAGTTGGGAAATGGGTTTCACGGGGTTTGGGAACAGCCTTTTGGCTGTTTGCCTTTGCCCTATGTTACCTGTGCTTGGCTTGCTTATTTGGTTGTGAGTCGACAGGCTCATATTACCGCATCGAAGGGTCTTACGACAAGTTTAGCGGTTCGGTGACTTTTGGTCACACGAACTCTTGGCAAGTCGACAGTCCTTAGAAGCTGATTGACTCTTAACTGAGTCACCGTCGTCAGGGTAAGTGGCCCTGTAGTTGAGTTCCGCTACATACGTTGTGCTTCCGGTATTCAGGTCAATAATGACTTGGTTTACGGAGGCATTTTCGGATGCTGGAACAACGCTACAGGGTTGCCCCTGGCTGACGGCCGTTTCTATAAAGGTCTCGACGACTATTTTTCTCTGGGGTTTACCCAGAGACGGGCCGTTCGGGATTGATGGTAGAAACGTGTCTCTTAATGTTATTCTATTCATTTAGAATGATGTTATGGGTGGTATGTGTATTGGCGACCAATGGTCACGGTGTAATGCATGCTCTAGGAAGGATTCCTTATGGTTCCTTTAAAGAGCCTAGATGAAGTTAAAGTCATCGCTGCACTGCTCCGTGACGTCAGTACGTCACATGGGGCTGTGTTCAACAGTTCAGCCTGCACTAAGACGATCAAAAAAGTCGAAGCGCGGGTTCGTTGTGAAGGGCTTAGCTTTTTAACAAAAAGCATGCCCCGTCTCGGTAAAGCCTTCGATAAGGCTCTAACCGGAACTCCTCTGAACGCTACCTCGGTGGGCTTTAAAACCCTCCCTGGCAGTAAGCTTCCAAGATTTCTTGGTGAGCTTTTCAGTCTTGTTCTGGACTCCGATGGGGCTGTCCTTCACACCTCATGTCCGAAAGCGGTCCGCAGTATCAGGCAAATCTTGTATCCTTATTACAAATACGAGCTGCCTTATACGTCCGAAATCGAACAGTCTGTTTTAGATAAGTTTGAAAAAACTGATCTTGACTTGTTTGACGTTAACTCGCTACTCGAAAACGAGCGGCGTAACGTTGACGATAATATAACCACTACTCTTACGGACCTTCGGCGTTCTAAAACGCGGAACCGTGAGAGGGTTATACGCGAAGCACGCATACTCTTAGCGAGATTGTTTGCTTCATTTGACCCGAAAAACATCCATCCTAGGCACGGACCTGGGGCCGTCGCTACAAAGCAACAGCTCTGGGAGAAGTACCAATGGACAAATGTTTCGGCGAATATTACTGACGTGTACCCTTTAGACGAGTATTATTTCTCGTCCTTAAGCCACGTTTGTGATAGACTGACTGAGCTTTCTCAGATCAGCGATAGGGATCTCCCGGCGCGAGTAATTCTCGTACCAAAAGATTCCCGCGGACCTCGTCTAATCTCCTGTGAGCCCGTTGATTATCAATGGATTCAGCAGGGTCTAGGACGAAGTATTGTTAGACATGTGGAAGCACACCCTTTAACTAGGGATAATGTGCTGTTCACAAACCAGGTTCCTAACCGGACAGGGGCCCTAATTGGGTCTATGCACGGGAAGTTATCGACTCTGGACCTTAATGAGGCCTCAGATCGAGTATCTACTGGTTTGGTTCATCTCCTATGGCCTGAGAGTATTACCAAATATCTCTTTGCCTGCAGGAGTTCGGCAACTCAGTTGCCGGACGGTAGGGTCATTAAGCTCAACAAGTTTGCTCCTATGGGAAGCTGTCTTTGCTTCCCAGTGATGGCATTAACTATATGGGCGATCCTCCGTTCGTCGACGACGGACCTTGATGCCAGATATGGTATCAAAGTGTATGGTGATGATGTGATCGTTTACACCGCAAATGCGACTGACGCGATCGAACAACTTGAGTCGTTTGGTTTAAAA